ATCCGGCACTGCCCCATCCACGGTGCGGCGTCGCGGACCGTGGCCGAGACGCTCACGCCGCGGGCCGTGCGGCGGAGCCGGCAGTCCTCGAGCCCGTGGACCGCGAACCCGTTCGGCTCGTAGGCGGGCGGGACGATGACCTTGGCGTCGTAGGCGTGCCCGTCCTTGTCGATCCGGCACAGGATGTTCTCGGTGCGGATCGCGTTGCCGTCTTCGGGCGGGATCACGTAGCGGCCGGCGTCGTCGATCCGGTAATTGCTTGACCGGACGATCGCCAGGAGCCCGGTGCCGTCGGGGATGATCGTCGGGTTGAACGTCGACCATCCGGGGTGGGCCGGCTCGACTTCGATCCGCTGGGCCTCGTGGTGGGCCAGCTCGGCCAGGAGCGGCGTGTACCACGTGCGATTCGCTCTCGCTTGCCGCTCGAGGTCGGCCGGGAGCGGCATGTTGAGCAAGCGGTCGCTTACTCGTCGTCCGGCGTCGATTTCGCCGCAGTAGTAGGCGTGAATCGCCAAGGCGTGTAGGTGCTCGTGCATGTGTCCTCCTCGGCCCGCATCGTGCCGAGGGACACGCCGTCAGCGGAGGGGGTGCGTCACACACCAAACGGCATCGGCGGCGGCGGTGGCAGCATCGCCACGGCATCCTCCCACGGCATCACCTCGACGGACGCACCTAGGACCGACTGATCCGCCGCGGCCCACATCGCAGCGAGAAGCCCGGAGCCGGTCACCTCGGTCAGCACATCAGCGCAGAGCATCCAGCGACCATCGACGAGCGAGGACGCGACCGGGACGCAATTCGTCGATCCGTAGGCGGCATGGAGTTGGCCGAGCCTTGCGGCCAAGGCGGGAGCGAAGACCAGCGCAAGACCGCGGGCCTCGGCATCGGAGATCGGCAGCGAGAGGTCGCGGAGGAGCATCAATCACGCCCTCCCGAGAGCGGTCTGGAGCGACCGCATCGCTGCGTTGTACGAGGACGCCTGCGCTGCTGTCAGTCCAAGTCCGACCGAGTATGCACAGAGTCGCGCCGAGGAGTAACCGAGGATCGAGCCATTGGAAGAGTAGGCAAACACCGGCATGGAGGTCGATGTCTGCGCTCCCGTCCCTCTGTTGCCTGCGACTGTCGAGCCGGATTGCGTTCCGTCCGCGTAGAGCCTCAAGTCAGTGCTTGACACGGCCGACCCCATGACGAACCCGGATGTCGTTGGCACTCCTAGCCCGAAGTTTGTGTAGCTGTTGGCTGAGTAATAGATAAGCCTCTGTGTGTTTGTCGCGTCCCTTGTTTGAAGGGAAACAATTCCAGCGCCAGACGCACTCTCCGCGCCCATCAAGATCCTGTCGCCGGTGCTTGGCGAGGTGAGATTGAATCCGTATGCCGCCGCATGGCTGTCTGCTCTGTTGACGCTCGCCAGTACCCCACCGCACAGCAGGTATTTATTCGTGCCATTGCCTGACAACCCGCCTGACGATCCCGTCTCTACAAAATCGCCGGACACGAAATTGTTGTTGGTGTCAGTCGCGTTGCCGACGACCGCCCCGCCGAAGGATGTCGCGCGGTAAAGAGGGACCAGAGCACCCGATAGATTCCCACCCGCGAACAGGTTGAGACGTACGAATCGGCCGCGAAGGCCACCGCTGTCTATGGCCGCACAGAAGTCCGAGGCTGCCCGCAGCACCGTCGTCGAGATCGTCCCGCCGTTCGTCGAGACGCGACGCGCCCAGTCCACCGCTTCCGGATGGGTAAAATGCGCGGCTGCGAATGGCGGGAGAGGCATCAAAGCACCCGCCAGGCGGCTCCGTCGTACTGAATAACGGTCGCGCCGCCGCCAGTCGTGAGCTGGATATTGCCCTGCACGACGGTTGCGAACCGTGCGTTTGCGTTTGCCCCGGTTGCGTGATTCAACGTCGCGACTCCGGTGGTTCCGATGTTCAGCAGTAGCTTTGTCGCGCCGGTCGGGCCGGTAATCGACAAGGCTTGAATCGCCGCACCGGTTGCGAGCGTGAGGTAGTAGCAGTCAAAGGACGAATCCAAGGCCAGCGGGTTGTAGGTTCCCGTCCCCGAAAGTGAGACGCCGGTGACGGTCGTCTGATAGGCCGGGCCGGTCGCACCCGTAGCGCCGGCCTCGCCGTTGCTGCCAGCAGCTCCGGGGCTTCCCGTCGGTCCGGTATCGCCGCGATCGCCCGCGGCTCCGTTCGATCCCGCCGGCCCTTGAGCCCCCGCGGCACCCGTCGGCCCGGTATCACCACGCTCCCCGGCTGCCCCGGCCGCACCGTTGCTGCCGGCCACACCCGCGGGTCCGGTGTCACCTCGCTCGCCCTGGCTGCCGGCCGCACCCGTCGGGCCGGTCACAGACGCACCCGCCGGGCCGGTGACCGTCGACGCCGCACCAGCCGCCCCGGTGGCACCCGTCGGACCCGTGGCTCCGCCGTTGGCCTCGAGGAACGTGATGAGCTGCGAGAGCCGCACCGACCGCGTGCCCACCGTGCCCGTCGGGCCGGACGGCCGCGAGAGGATGATCAAGTCCGTGCCGGTCACGCCCGTCGCTGCCGGCAGTTGATCGACGCGCTTTTGCAGTGGCATGGCGTCAGTCCTGAGCGGTCAGCGGGACAACGATCTCATCGCCCTGCTCGGTGATGATGTAGGTGATGTCGCGGTCGGTTTGCTTCGTGTGGATGCGGACGAGCTTTTGGAACGCGTCCCCGTAGTGGAAGAGCGGCACGCCCCTCGGCGCGGTCACCTCGTAGAACATCGACACGCCGTTCAAATCCTCGACGATCAGGTCACCGCGGCGCGGCTCGCCGTACGGCAGGTCGCTCGTCTTCACGATGTAGTCGCGGCTCTCCCATTGCTCCGTCACGCCGTTCTGACCGCTCGCCTCGAACATCGACTTCCCGATCGTGGCGGCAAACTGTGCCGTATTCGCCCCACGGCGGTAGGCGCAGTTGAGCGACGCCGACGCCTGGAGCTGATCGGCGAGCCACGACGCACCGTCGGAGAGCATGTCGGCCACGTGTCACCTCCGCACACAAGACCGCCGGCGGTGCCCGAGGAGAGGCGACCGCCGGCGGCTTGCGGTATGAATCACGATCAGGCGGGGCCGCTGACGTTGAGGTCGTACAGCATGCCGTGGTTGATCGACACATCCACCGTGGTGTCACCGGCGGCAGCGTCGACGGCCACGAGCCCGGCGATGCCGGTCGTGGTCGAGGAGCCGGTGACCTTGAGGTTCGAGTGCAGATACGCCACGTTGCCAGCGGTCAGAGCACCGCCGGTGACCTTGTCGAAAGTAAAGACGCCGCGGACGGCAATCGCCCCCTTGGCGTTGGCAGCGATCGGCCGGCAGACGACGCCGACGACCTTGCCGAGAATCACGAGGTCGCCCGCGGCACGAGCCACGGTCGGCGTGTAATCCCAGACATCGGTTTCGGACTGCTTCAGAGTAGGCATGAAAAGAACTCCGGAATCGGGTTGTTGTGGTGAGCGTCATCCCGGCGGGCCTGGACATCCCAGGCCCGCCGGGCACGGATTACGCGGGCGTGGATCAGGCGTGCGCCATGCGGTAAGCCGCGCGGCTCTCGCCCTTGCTGACACCGAAATCGAAGTACCCGCGGACTTGGATGCCGAGGGTGTCGAAATCGGCATCCGCCTGCTCGACGGTGGGGGCACGCTGACCGTTGAGGAACCCGACTTCCATCGCGGCGATGTCGTTCGGATTCGCCACGAGCCACCACGTCGACTGCGAGGCAGTCGAGGCGGTGGTGAGGTAGGACGACTCGACGGGATCGAGCAGCCCTTGCATCACGTTGGCCTGCGGCTCCAAGACCTTCGCCGACGTGCTTCCGAGAGCCGACACGAGCAGCGACGCGGAGCTGTTGAGCTTCCGAGCCGTGATCGCCAGACCCTTCGGCACGAGCAGGATCTGCGGGGTCACGCCGAGCGGATTGCCGTCCGGATCGGTCAACTGCCCGTACGAAGCGTAGGCCGTTTCGAGCGAGCCGATGGCAAGGTTGTTGCCAGCGGCAGCCGAAGCGCCTTGGTAGTACGTGGCATTGTCCGCCTGGAAAGCAGTCCAGAACACCGAGTTGAACCGCAGAGCCGCACCGCGACCAAGCCGACGCGGAACCTGAGTCAGCGCCCCGAGGTCATCGTTGATGATGTCCTGGCGGGTGATGCTCGACATCCGGCCGTACGTCTTCGCCTGGATCGTCCGGGTGGCGTCGCTCGCGTCCGCAGACTTGAGCTTGCCGTCGTTCCCGACTTCCTCGTAGACAAAGCCGCCACCGAGCTGCACACCGGTCGCAGCCTTGAAGTCGCTGAGAGGACGGATGGTCGAGATCGCCTCCCACGTGGACTCCACCGCCTCGAAGCCGGCCAGCAAATACTTGCCGTACGTGGCGGCAAGGATGTTCGAGATCGAGTGCGTGGCGAACGCGGCAGCCAGCAGCGGCCGGAGGTTCGACGCCGACACCCGGCTCGACCCGTCGTAGCCACCCTTGCGAGCAGCGGCGACGATCATCTCTTGGAGGCCGATGTTCCGCGACCGCTTGTGGGCGGCCTCGAGCACCGGCTCGGAGTAGTCCTTCTCGACGTTGAGCCCGCCGACCATCGCCGCGGCGGCGATCGTCACCTGCTCTTCGTCGACCGCCGGCTTGCTGGCATGGATCGCCGGCCCTCGCTGCTCACGGAGGGTCTTCAGCAGCTCCTCCTTCACATCGGCGACGACCTGCTGTCGGATCGACTGCACGTCGATCTTCGGAGCGGCACTCGCCACGTCGCTCGGCCCGGTCGGCATCGCGCCGCCGTCCTGGCTCTCGACCGGCCCCGTCGGCATCCCGTCGGCGGCCTTCGTCTCGTCGTTCATGGGAGACTCCCCCGCCTGACTGGCGGTAATGGTGACGGCCGTCGCTGCATCGGCCCCGAGCGTTACAAACGAGCATTCCCGCAGCGTGGAACGCGTTACGATCCGGACCGGACCCTCGAAGGTCCGGCCGTTGACGGTGGTGGTGTCGCCGGCCGCGACGAGCGTCTGCTCGTCCACGTCAGCGCCGACCGAGGCCTGCCACTGGTAGCCCTTGTCGCCGAGCCTCACGACCTGGCCGGCGGCCTCGCTGTCGGCGAGGATCGCGCCGTCGATCACCAGCTCGGTGCCGAGAGAGGCAGAGCCTTGACCAAGGACGGACTCGAGCGAGTAGTCGTGGCCGAAGACGATCGGCACCACCGCCGGAACCGACATGCCGGCGAGGTCGATCACGATCGGCTCGCGGCTCCACGATTGGCGGATGATCCCGCCCGTGTAGCCGACCATCGAAAACCGCGGCGTCCGCGGCGTGGTGAGTGCCTCACCCTCGCCGTCGTCGGCCCGGAGGAATTGCACATCGGCCCGGAGCGTGAGTGCGCTCATGCGTTGGCCTCCTCGGTGATCGAATTGGCGAAGGCGCGGCCGGGATCGCCGCCCCACAGTGCCCACGCGATGCGGCCGGCAGACGGGTAGCCGTCCTCACCGGGGCTCCAGCCTTCGCCCTGCTTGTCCACCTCGTGCCGGGCGAAGTAGCTCGCCATCCGCTTGACGGTGTCGAGCGAGAGCGGCCGACCGTTGGCAATGTCGCGGGCACGGGCCACGCCGATCTCGGTGCCGCCGCGGTTGAACTCACGACGCCACGCCAGACCACGCTCTGCCTCTTCCGCCATCTCGGCGGTCGGCTTGTACGACTCTTCGGCGATCACGCCCGGCTCGCCGGCAGCGGCCACGGCGTCGGCCGGCGGCACGACGACCTGGGCGGGCCGGTCGCCGATAGAGAGCCCCAGCTCGGCCATGAGCTGCCGCTCGGCGGCGATCTGCCGAAGCTCGACATCCCACTGCTTGCCCTGCCGGGCGTACTCGGCCGCGAGCGACGTGGTGAGCGTGGCGAGCTTCGTCTCGGTGGCGTTCGCCTCTTTGTTCGGGTCGACGCCTTCGCGGCCGTCCCACACCCATTGCCAATTCCACTCGGTCGCCGGTGGCAGCGCCGCCGGGATCAGACCGGGCACGAGGAGAGCCTCGTCGAGCCACGCCCGGAAGATCCGGTCGAGCCATGCCCGCTCGAGTTCGTCACGCTCGACGCGGACGTTCTGCTCGTGGAGCTGCCCGTCGAGGCGGGCGGACGAGTAGTTGTAGGACGACGCGTCGAAAGCCGCCTTGTGGTAGGGCAGATTCACGCCACGGGCGATCTCGCCGAGGATCGTCCGGGTGAACGCTTGGTGCGTGTTCGTCGGCTGCTCGGCCTTGAGCTGGGAAACATCCCACCCCTCGGGGAGCGTCGTCAGCGTGCCCTTCTCGATCTCGATCGCGGCGAACGGGTCCACCTCGTCTACCTGGGCGGCCGGGGAGTTCGAGTGGACGAACGCGGCGAGGTCGGCGGCGATTTCGGCGGCCCGGATCACGGCCTCCGTGTACCGCCGCATGTTCGCCGTCAGCCGCAGGCACGGCGTCAGCTCGGACAGCCCGCGGTGCTGTCCGGGGCGCGTCGGCCGGAACCAATGCAGCACGTTCTCGGCGGCGATCGTGTCGTATTCGTTGATCCCGATCAGGAAGTTGCTGCCGGGGTGCGACGTGAGCACGTGGTACGCGATCACGTTGCCGTGTCGATCCAACTCGACGCCGTCCACGAGCGAGCCGTCGGGCGAGATCGTCTGCTGGTAGTCGTACGCCGGCGAGGCGACCTGATCGGCCTCGATCAGCCGGAGGTCGAGCTGCACGCCACGAGGATCGAGCCGCGGATTCGTGAAGAACAGCGCGAACGCCTCGCCGTCGAGTACGCGGGCCTCGGTGGCGGTGCGGAGCTTGTCCGCCAGGCGGACCGACCACGACCAATCGAAGAACGCCCGGCCGATGGCTCGGTCGGCCTCCGGCGATCCGGTGTCGAGCTGCACCCGTGGGCCGGTGCCGATCAGGTCGTTCGACTTCGTGACGCAGATGCCGTGGACGTAGGCGTTGTTTGCCCGCTCGTACCGGGCGCGGTTGCGGATGATTCGCCGGACTTCAGGCGAAAGAGCGGCATTGGCCGAGAGTGCGTCGGCGTTCGCCCAGTGGCGGGAGTCGTCGCTCGTCTGCGCGGCGTCGAACCGCGCCCGGACGGCCGGGCGCACGACTTGGATCGCCTTCTTCGGAGGCGACCACCGGCCGGTGCGGATGAGGTTGGCAAAGCCCATCAGACGCTCCCCGGCGGGATGAGCTTGTTGAACCGGAGGCCGCGG